TTTTCCCAGCCTTGCCCATACCTGGACGGCTTGCCAGTCCTCGCCCAGTTCCACCAGAGCGGCAACGACGGCGGCCATGGCCGGGGTCTGGTTCGCCGGAATTTCGTCCTGCGTATAGCGGTCTATGCGGGTGTACCCGTCCGCGTCCTGATAGACAGCTGTCAGAGTGAATTCCTGCCAGTTGCCGGGCTGCGGGAACTGAATTTGTATTTCTGCGTCGTTCATCATTAGAGAGGTATGTTAATGTCCACAAAATCAGCCGTTTCTTCGGCTTCAATATCGTTTCTTGCCAATGCTTCCAGCGCGTAATAAACGGGATTGATGTTGCCGGGCTGGTAGAGGGTGCGCACCGCAGACCCAACATGCATGTACACATCCCCGCTCGCGTTCCCCGGCAAATCAGTAACTATCGAACTAATCCCCAAGCCCGTTTCAAAGGCATTAACGCCGCGCACCGCCGCGATTTTATGCAGCTGCACCGTCTGCCCTCCGCCCGTCAGCAAATAGAGGCTGCCGTACGAAATATATTCGCTCTCGAATTTGTACTGGGTTCGTTGATGATAGATAATTTTATTAACGATTGAAGGTATAGGCTCGTTATGCGTCGCGGGCACAAAACTTGTAGTAGTTTTCACCCTCCACCCTGCCGCCTTGGAAAGAGCGTAAATCTCACGCACCTTGACCACGTAGCCCCCGCGGGTCGCATCCCGTACATTATCAAATGTGATGTCCAGAATTTCGCCGCTGTTGTGGGCCAGATTATTGCCAGGGATAATACTGTACGATCCCTGGGTTAAATCAGATCTTGTCGTTTTGCTGCCTCGTCCGATGCCTATGGTAATTTTGCCTGCGCCGGGTATGCGCCACGGAATGGAGAATCCCGCAAAGTTGGAATAATTATGTTGACCGTTAGGCCCTGTGAAGGGAAAGACAATCGTGCTGTGAGTCCCGGCAGGCACTCTAACCTGCGCATACTGGCCGGGAATGAGAGCGGTAGTTGCCGCCGTCCCTGTCGCCGTAATGCTGCCCGTGTTGAGGTAGGCGTGCTGGGAAAAAATGTCCGTCACTCCGGCCAAGCCTGCGGCATGCAGGCGGTTGACCGCTGCCGTATCCGTCGGCGCTCCCACGGCCAGCGGAATATTCACCCCTCCGTTGGCGTTAATAGCCCCCGCCGCCGTCAGACCTCCGGCCAGCGTCATGTTGCCGGAGGCGTCCACTTCTGGGATGGCCTCAAGGGCCTGCTGGGCCGCCGTCGCGGAGCTAGCCGCGCTGGTGGCCGCTGTCGTGGCATTAGTTGCCGCCGTATTGATACGCCTCTCCGCCTGATCTATAGCCTCTTTAGCGGTTTCGGCGCGCTGGACAAGGGGCGTAATCGCCCCCACCGCTCTCTCCTGCGCCGTTTGCACGGCGGCAACGGCATCCGTTCGTGCGCCGGCTATATTCTGCTGCGCGGTCTGTGAGGCACGACCCACGGCAAGCACGGAATCGGCTTGCTTGTCCTGTATGGCAGTAACAGCCTCATTCCTGGCTTCAATAATCTGTTGCTTCCCGTTGCTGACCGTTTCCGGCCAGGTGGCGGCCAGCGACTCCACAGCCGTTTTAGCGTCATGGGCACTCTTAGCGTCACGGGCTGCGTTAGCTGCGGATGTGCCGGCAGCGGTCGCAGAATCGGCGGCAGCCCTTTTGGAGGCCCAGGCAGACCCTGCATAGCCTTCCGCCTCTTCGGCCCGTCCTGCAGCGGTGGCTGCCGCGTCTGTTGCCGTCTTGGCTGCCTGGCTCGCCGTCTCCGCATCCGTATGAGCTTGTCCGGCAGCTTTCAATGCTTGTTGCGCCGATACGGAGGCGATCGTGCAGGAGTTCCATTCCAGACGGATTTGCCGGGTAACGTTACCGGGAAGACGGATAGAGAGAGTGCGGAAGGCGTAAGTCCTGGTGTCATCGGCAAGCTTCCCAATGGATTTGATGACGCCGATGTAGCCGCTGATGAGGCGATGCTGATTGCCCGATTCAGAAACGGAGTAGATTTCGTAAGCGTGCCGACCTTCCGGGAGGCCTGTACAGGAGACGATGAGAATGTTGGCTTCTTCTGCAGAGGCGGATTTCTGGATGTCGAGTTCGACGGGTTCCGCTTCTCCATCAAGATGGACGCGTCCGGTGAAGGTGACTCCGTCGAGAGATACGGGCTCCAAGGTGGATTCATCGCTGAATGCCCAACGCTGGGTCCACGGGATGTTTTCAATGGCAGACCAGTTTTCTGTGACGCCGAGGAAGTCAAGCATGAGGCATTGATACCACGTGCCCCTGCCGGGTGGATAGTTTCACGGTGTTAAGTGACCATCCGTTTAACACCGTGAAACTATCCGAACCGCCTCCGAAGTTTTTATGATGGCTGCATGGCAATGACAGCTTTCAACGGAGGCGAGGTTTCTCCCTGGATGGCACGCCGGGTGGACATGGATGTTCTTTCCCGATCTTGCAGCACCTTGGTCAATTTTGATGTGTCCCAAATGGGGGGAGTTTCGCGGCGCCGCGGGTTCCGGCGCATCTTTGCCGCTCTGGAGGGGTCCGTCATCCTGCCCTACGTCTATTCCACGGATGACCGGTTTCTGATTGAGGTGAGCCCTTCCTCGCTCCGCGTGCTGTCCGTCGAGGGCGATGTGGTAGCTTCCCTGCCTTCCGTTTGGACGGCGGCGGATGTAGGTGCCCTGCGGCACAAGCAAGTCAACAGCCTTCTGTTTCTGGCCTGCCCCACGCATGAGCTGATGGTGCTGAAACGGGATGACGAGGGCGCGTTTTCCCTGACTCCCTATGAGTTTAAGGCCCGCCCCTGGCGGTATGAGGAGTTCCGGGATTTTCCGGTGCGCCTGACGTTGGATGAGGGGTGTTACAGGGTGTCTTTCGGGGATCATGCGTCCGATCCGGATGCGGCGGTTAACGAGGGGGATGTGATGCGCGTCCAGGTGACGGTGCCCCAGCAGACCGGGTTCAGCACGGGGGCCGTGGTTCGCCAAGGTTGGGTGATTGCCAAGGCGTTTACGGCAGCCAGCACTTTCACGGCTGGGAAAAAGCTCTGCCTCAATGAGGGGAGTTACTGGTCCTGGTGGACGTGCGACAGGGATTTTAACGGGGCGACGGATTTTGTGGACGGCCTGACGTCTCCGGCGGATTATCCGGAGCATTTTCATAAGGGTGTGATTTGCCATTCCAATACGATTACCTGCAAGGGGACCTGGACGTTTTATTGTTATAAGGAGTGGTACGGCACGTATGCCGTGGAGCGGCGTTTTCCGAATGAGGATTGGCATCTGCTTGGTACGTCCAATTCCCCGGTGGGGGCCGCTTCCAATTTGCAGCTGACCGGGGACGAGGCGGGGGAGGAGTGTTATTTACGCCTGATGTTGTATGAGTCCCAGCTTTCCAACGGTTCCGATCCCAGCCAGGGGTTTCCCCCGGACAGCTGCGGGAATAAGCTGGTGGTGGATGCTTATAAGAAGGATGTGGTGCTGCGGCTGCGTTCCGGCGCCCGTCCGGCTTCCGTACAGCGGTTTTCTGTTCCCGCCACGCCGGCGTTGCGGCATTTCCTGACCTGTACGGCGTCTTCCATCAAGGCAAGCCGCGTGTGGGTGGATGAGGAGGAGGTTCCGGGGGCGTCCGCCGTGCTGACGCTGGGCAGTAACGGCATTGACGTGACGCCCAGGGGGATGCCCGCTGACGCGCTGGAGGATGGACAGACGGTCCGGTTTGCCTGGACGGAGCCGCGCAAGTCCGGGGCCGTGACGCTGGACGCCCGCGGCATGAGAACGGATTTTTGGCCCGCCGGGGCGAGGTTTGACGTGAATGTGACGGGGAATGCTTTGTCCGGGATGGGTGAGGGCGCGGTGGTTCGGTTGACGGACTGGTCTGCCGGAGACGCGCAGTTTACGACGGTTTGGAAGAGCAGTACGGAGGTTTACGCCGCTCCGTCCAGCGGGTTTTATACGATTAAGGTTGTCCATGACAAGGGCAGCACACTGGAGGCTGCCGAGTGCCAGGCGGAGTTTTCCGGGGTGGCTTCCGGTGTGGTGAAGCCGGAAGTCCTGGAGGAGATGTCCGCAGCGGGTTTGTCCACCAGCGACGTGCGCAAGTTGACGCTGCCTTTGGGGAGTGATTTTTGCGATTTTTTCGAGAAGAAGGGCCTGCCGGTTTTTTCCGCATTGTTGGTTGATGGGGCCAAGGTGGACGGCGGATTTGAGGTGTCCAGGGAGGGACGGATGCTGACGGTGAAGCCCGATGGGTTGACGACGGATGATGTCGGCGCCGGGAGCATGGTGCGCCTGGAATGGGAGCAGGCAGAGGTGAATTTGGACCGGTTTGCGGAGGGGTCGATTGAGATGTATCGTTTTTTTCTGCCAGCGGGTACAGTCGTGTCGATGCAGGGGTTTGTCTGCGTTTATGCAGGACAGACGATTCGACTGAATTCGACGTTGAATGTGTGTTCTTTTTGCGAGGGTAATGGCGGTTCTTATTCGTTGAGGTCTGTGTTTTCCACGATGGAGAAGGCGTCTTTTACGGTTCTGGAGGACGGGGTTTATGTGGTGAGGATGGAGACCTGGACCGGAGGTTCCGTCAGTCAACGGGCCAGAGCGCAGCTGGAGGTGCCGGCCTGTACGGCATGGATGGAGGCGGAGGTGACCGAGGTGACGGCTTCCGCGGAGTATTCTCTTTGGGATAATGTGTCTGCGGTTCCGGAGGGTGTACCCCCGTCCGAGGAGTCGTTGATGTGGAGTTTCGCGGCGTTCCGGGGGGTGTACGGGTTTCCTTCCCTGGTGGATGTGTTTCAGCAGCGCCTGGTGCTGGCCGCTACGCAGGCCCAGCCGCAGACGGTGTGGTTGAGCAAGACGGATGACCTCAACAGTTTCGAGGTAGGGAAGCAGGATGATTCCGCGCTGGCTTTGACGTTGAGCACCACAACGCAGAACAGGATTTGCTGGCTGATGGCGCAGAGTTCCCGGCTGCTGTTGGGGACGGCGGACGCGGAGTGGGCGGTGTCCGGCGGCCAGGGGGTGATGACTTACGCCAATGCGCGGGCGGATAATCACGGGTTTGTGGGTTCTTCCGATGTGCCGGCCCTGATGGCGACCGATAAGGTGCTGTATGTGGAGAGGGGCGGCGGACGGGTGTATCAGTACGGGTATGATTACGAGAGCGACGGGTTTGTGTCCCGCGATTTGACAGTGTTTGCCGATCATGTACTGGCCGACGGCGGTGGGTGCCGGGGTGTTGCTTTTGTGCGCAAGCCGGAGCCGCGGGCGGTGTTTGTGCGCCGGGACGGTGCACTGGCGCTGATGACTTATAATAGCATGCACCAGGTGCATGCCTGGCACCGGTACACGACAGAAGGAGTGTTCGAGGGGGTAGCCGTTTTGCCCAATGGGAATAAGGCGGATTTGCTGTTTGCCCTGGTGGTGCGCGACGATGGCCGGTTCATCGAGGTATTGGCGCCGGAGAATGAGTTCCAGGACCCCGACGGCAGGGATTACGTGTCTACGCTGGTGACTTGTTCACTGACTCCGCCCAGGGATGCGAGGAAGAGTCACGGGGCCCAGGTGATGATGTGCCTGCATTCCGAGAGTCCTGTAGACGGCGTCAAGGTGAGTTCCGACGGGGATACCTGGTCCGAATTGGACAGGTACGGATTGATTCCCGCCGGATGGAACACCCTGGTGTCTGACGGCGATTGGGATTTTGACGTGTGCGGCGGTGTCCAGGTGACGGGAGTCCGCGGGTTTGAGCTTCTGGCTTTGAGATGGTGATGGAGTTGACGCCTGAACAGTACACGACGCTGCAGACGCTTCTTTCCAACCGGGAGTGGCGGCTGAATCACCTGTATTGGATTGTGAACAAGAGAGGGAGGCTGGAACGCTTCCGGCTCAACTGGGCGCAGGAGAAGCTGCACCGAGAGCTGCATTTCTATAATAATGTTCTCAAGGCGCGCCAGCTCGGCATTTCCACCTACACCGCCATGTTGTTCCTGGATATGTGCATGTTTACGCCCAATTATACGGCGGGCATCGTAGACCGTACCGGGCCGGAGTCCAAGAAGAAGCTTGCCAAGATCAAGTTCGCCTTTGACCACCTTGACCATCTTCCTCAAAACCCCACGCAGGAGGATTTGGAACTGGCCGCCATCGGGGCCGCATTGAAGGAGGAGATGAAGGACTGCTACATCGGCGCCACAGAAGCGCGGTTCCCGAACGGTTCCATGATTTACGCCGGAACTTCCCTGCGCGGCGGCACGCACCAGTTGATTCATATTTCCGAGCTCGGCTATGTGGCAGCCCACGACCCGATGAAGGCGGAGGAAACCATCACCGGGACCCTCAATTCCATCGACCAGACCGGTGTCATCATTATGGAGTCCACCCACGAGGGCGGACGCTACGGCCTGAATTACCATTTGATTTCCGAGGCTATGGACCTGATCGGAAAGCCGCTTTCCCCGCTGGACCCGAAGTTCTGGTTTTTCTCCTGGGTGGAACAGCCAGAGTACCGCCTGAAGGGGTGGAAGTTTTCCGGGAATCCGGAGTTGGAGAAGTATTTCAAGAGCCTTGAAACGGAGTACAAGATTATGTTGGATGAAGAGCAGAAGGCATGGTACGAGGCGAAGAGCCGGACACAGAAGTCCAAGATGCGCCAGGAGTATCCGACGGTGCCGGACGAGGCCCTAAACCCGATTGCGGAGGGGACGATTTACGGAAGCCAGATCAACCACCTGCGGGAGATGGGGCGCCTGACGGCAGAGTTCGAGCCGGACCCGTACCGGCCTGTGTACGCCGTGTTCGACAAGGGCATGGCGGACTTTACCTCCGTCTGGTGGATTCAGCCGCGCCCGGACGGCTTGTTCGCACTGCTGGATAATTACACAGCCAACGGCCAAGGCCTGGACCATTACATCGGGGAGATCCGCAGGAGGGAAGCCCTGTTTGGCAGGGTGAAGGATATTGTGCTTCCCCACGACGGGGTGAACCGGGATTACAACGGGGTGAAGTATTTTGAGAAGCTGGAACAGGCTGGGTATTCCACCATCCTGGTGAAGCGCACTTCCGACGTGTGGGCCAGCATCGACAGCACGCGCACCCTGCTGCGGCATGCCGTCATTCATGCCCGCTGCTCGCAGAATACGATGCTGCCGGATATGAAGGAGGGTTATATTTCCGGCGTGGACGCCCTGGCGAATTACAAGATGGCGCCGCCCGGCAAGAACGGCACGGTCCGAAACGAGCCGCTGCATGATGTCTGTTCCCACGCCTGCGATTCCCTCCGCACGTTTGCCGATGCCTGGGCCGCCGGCCTGATCGCCAAAGAGACCGGGTGGCGGTATGAAGAGGAGGATGAGGACAGACGGAGGGGGCCGTATTCTGGGTTGGTGAAAGGCGCGGAAAGCCTCTACATATAGCAATCCGAAATGATATTTTATGAGGATAAAGCGTTATATAATACGTCATACGGTTGACACCACTAATCAGGGTGGTATTGTTAATAGCAATGAGAGCGGTCAGGCATATCTCAGCCAAGGAACGTATGGAAAGATTGCAGCGTGATTTGAAAGAGGCGCGTTGCAAAGCGGTCAGTACTGTTTCCCGTGGAAATGTTTGTCTTCTTCAAGGAAACTTTGTTACGCAAGAAGAGCTGAAGAAGCGCCGTTCCCATGCAGCGGCTTTTCTTAAAAAGATGCGCTAATAACCATGCGTTCCAGTAAAGAACTTGCGGAGCTTTTGTTTTCCGAATTTGCCAAAGCTGAAAAGGCAGTCAAGGATTACGAGCATTTAACAGCGGAGCTTCCAGTTCCTTCCGTGAATGAATTGCGGTATGCGGGATGCCATGCCATACAAGCGATCAAACATGGAATTGATGAAAGCAATAAATGTCAGGAGTTGCTTGATCGAGCCATACGGCATTCCAGAAGAGCTTATTACGATGTCTTAGAGTACGATGTCATGTTGATGACTAAGAAGGTCGAAGCGTATCAGAGGTTCTATGAAGGCTATGAACGTCTCGCCGCACCTCTTATCCCTCATTATTTTGAGCATGTTAGAAAATTGAATGCTTTAGGAGAAATGCTCGGAGACGCTCATGAACTGGACAAGGAGTCTTCGGATTATATGGAGAGCTGCCGAGAGCAGATTCAGGTCATGCGTGACTTCATTAACGACTTTTTGACAGCACAAGAAACTATTTCTTCTGCTATTGAAAATGATCAAAAAAGTTGCAAGCGTTCCTGGTTCCAGTGCATTATAGGAATTGTGGCAAGCTTTGTTCTGGGAATTCTTGTAACACTGATTTTTTCCTGATTATTTTATCAAAAAGCCCCGTCCGGAGAAATACCGGACGGGGCTGATTCATGCAATAACCAATTGGGATGATGTAAGGTTATGCCGTCGCTTCCTTGCAGGGCAGCACAAAGACGGTCTTGTTGTCCAGGCGCGTGGCGCCCATGGCGGCCTTGACCGTGATTTGTTCCCGGACGTCCACGTATTCCGGCCTGGGCTCGATGCGGAAGGAGGCATCTTTCCAGACGCCGAATTTGACACGGCTCTTGAGCCAGGCGGCGCAGAGGCGGTTCCCGTCGGCATCTACAGGGAGCATGTTGGTGACGAAGAACGTGCACTTGAGGAATTTGTTGACTTCGCCGGTAGTGAGTGAGGCGAAACCATAGTCCCTGTTCTGTGCTTGTTCCCACAGGATCATGTCCATTTCCTGGCTGGGAGAGATGGCTACGACGATTTCGTTCATCATGTCGCGGGAGACGTTCATTGCCCGGTAGCGGCGACGTAGTTCCGCGATTTTGTCGATGAGCATGCCGGCGGGAGTTTTGGTTCCCTTTGCGGCATAGTCCACCGGGATGACCTGGGAAGAACCGGCGGTGAGGTCCAGCGTTTCCAGCTCATCCCCGTTTTCCCCGACGTAGTTGGGAGCGAAGATGCCGCCGCAAACGCCGTCGGCCTGGGTTCTGATCTGGTAGGAGTCTCCTTTCAAGCCAACGCCCATGATGACTTCATCGAAGGTGCGCTGGACGCCTTTGCGCTGTTCGCCCATGACGTCGGAGGCGGTGAGGTCCAGGGTGTCCATGTCCATCTTGTCGTCTTCCGAGAGCGGGATGGAGCTGTAGAATTTGCGCTTCTTGAGATGGCGTTCCCCGAAGGTCAGGTCATCCCATTCGAGCTTGACCTTGCGCCCCGTGTATTCCCTGATGTCCGTCTTGCCGTGGAACGGCAGGGAGACGGATTTCCCGGAACAGTTGGGGTGCAGCGTCACGTAGGGTTTGACCAGGGAGGTGTCCTGCTGGATTTGCGTGTTCCACTTGGTTTCGTATTTGGTACGAAACATTTTGGTGATGTCGGATGTGAGTTCCATATCACCCCTTATGGCACAGGAGATAGAGAGGGGCTGATGCTCGTCCTGTTAATTTCACTGCTCATGGTGTTAAGCGGATGGTTCATGTTAACACCGTGAAACTATCGAATTTCCTGTGGAGTTCCTATGATGGAGCGCATGGACAAGGTGACGTTTTTCCAGCAGGCGCTTCAAACGCTTGGGGACCGGGAGTACAAGCGGGACACGCCCACGGGGAAGGCCTGTGATTTGTGGTTCCCGACGGTGATGCACGAGGCGCTGAATTACGGGGCGTGGAGTTTTGCTACCCGCTCCGTTGATTTGTCCCCGGAGGACGACGGGACGTTTCTTCTGCCGGAGGATTGCCTGCGCCCCTTGAAGGTGGATGCCATGCGCTTCCGCATCGACGGGCGCCGGGTGATTTTAGAGGAGTCCTGGTATAGCCGCGGGAACAAGGCGCTTTTTCTGCGCTACGTTTCCAACGCGCTTGCCAAGGCGGAACGGTTGCCGGAGGACCAGCCGTTGTTCGTCCGCGGGGTCACGCTGCTCCTGGCCGCCCGTATAGCGGTAAAGATTACAGGGGACCAGCAACTTGCCCTGGCTCTGGATCAGATGGCTTCCGTCACGCTGGCCGACGCCCTGCACAAGGACGCCCTGGCCCAGTACAGCAATGACCAGCACCCGCTGGCCGATATTTTGAATTCTTCCATTGTAGGGTAGTTATGGGACAGACGATAGGCAATTTTGCGCAGGCTTCCAATTACCTGGCACAGGCTTCCGTGGCCCGTGCCCAAGGGAAGGCCCAGCAGACGTTTTTCAATAAGAAGGCGGATAATCTGGAAGCGGAGGCTGTTTCAGATTCCCATCTGACCGCCCTGAACATGGAGAGGATGCGCCAGAACCAGACTGCGGCCATGGGTTCCGCCCGGGCACAGCGCGGCGCTTCCGGCTTCACGTCCGAGGGTTCCGGCCAGCAGGCGGAGATTGCCACGGCGGAGGTTTTTGAGAAGGCCATCGGGGACATGTCCCTTTCCAATGCGATTAGCGATTCCAACAAACGGCATGCGGCGGATGTTGCTCGCTTCCAGGGGAATCTTGCCATGCAGCAGGCAGAGAGCGCCGCTTCCCAGTACAAGGGCCTTGCCAGGAATGCGACTGTTGCAGGGCTGGTTCAGGGTATCGGTTCCGTGGGTGCGGGCGCCTTGGGTTACTCGCTGGGCTACCAGCAGACCAGTCCTATTACGGGTAAGAAGGAGTCTCTTTCAGGATGGCAGGGCGCCCAGGCAGCTTTCAAGGGTGCCTACGATCTTTCCAGCACTGGGCTGTCCTGGATGCCCGGCACCCTTAACAGCGGTTCCCAAAACAGCGGATCGCACTTGTTTGATTTCCTTTCCTCCATTTTTCCAAAACAGCCATGAGACATTGCCCTACCGAAGCCTATACTTATTTGGAAGAGCGGGAACCGGGCCTTTACAACCGGCTTGTCCGCACGACGCTTGAGTGCAACGGCATCGTCCATGCCGCTCCGGATTGCTTTTGCCTGGCAGTCCCTGCCCCGGATAACCCGCGCACCGTCGTCATCCTGTTCCAGTGTTCGGAACTCCCTGCCCTATGGAAGCTGGCGAAGATGTACCGCCACCGGTTCGACAAGGTCCGGTTCCGGCGGGATTTCAAGAACCGCTACCCGGAACGCACCGTTCATATTGCCCGTTTCATGAGGAAGGCCAAACTGGCCGCTCTTGCTTCAAAGACCTATTAACTATTCACTGTTAACTTTATATCTATCATGCCTGAACAACCCATGTACGGCGGCACCCGCACCCAATTTGGAGATGGGGCCTCCCCTCTTGCCGTTCCCAATATCGGAATTGACGCCTCGCAGAAGACCATCCAGCGCGGGGCCTCTGCTACGGACGTAGCTGCAGAAGATTATTACCGGATTCAGGATTTCGGGGAGGGTCAACGCATTGAGTCCGAAGTGCGGGGATTGCTGACGAAGTTTGACGTGGAGTTCCAGCGGCGGGCATCCCTGGCCCCCGGTTCATCTTCGCAGGCTTTGTATGATTCCGACGGAACGTTGCGCGAGAGCGTGCTGCAGGATTTGGCTGATGAGTATTCGGGTAAGATTGGAGAGTTGCAAGGCGGTTTTATGCTGCCGGAAAGCCGCATGAAGTCCGATGCCATGCGACAGCGGGTGAGCGATGGTGTGCTCCGTGAAGCATACCGGCAGGCTACCGACCTCGGAATCAAGCGTTCAAGAGAACACTTTCAAGAAAATTATGACCTTGCCATCAGAAATGAGGACTATGCTGGAGCTGGGTATTCGGTCATAGACGCAAGGGATAGCGGAATCCTATCTGCAGAAAAAGCGGACATCATGCTCCTTGACCTTCGGGACACCGCTCTCATGGCCCGCGCCCAAAAACAAAGCGAAGAAGACCCCGTCGCCTTCTGGAATGAACTGGACGACGACGGCAGCCCTTACGCCGTTCTCCCCTCCTCCAAACGCATGCAGCTCCAACGCCTCGCTTCCCTCTCCATGCAGGGATTCAGCCGTTCCTTCGTCAAATCCGTGGAAACAGGCAACGCCAGGGCGGAAAAAATCCCCGGTTCCAAAACCTCAACAACATCCACAGGCAGCGCGAAAAAAGAAAAGGAAATCTACAACCCGGCTCCCTCCAACATCACCCGCAATCTTCATGCCCTCTGGCGCAAATACAATGGGGACTTCAAGGAAGGGCAGGGAAAAATAGACGCCATGCCCTTCCTTGCGGAACAGGGCCGCGCCATGATCACGTCGCCCCATGATGAGACGGAGGCGGAAATGGTCATTGCCCTCTACAAGCAATTCGGGCAGGGAGAAGATTATGCCAAAGCCATGGTCAAGCAATGGCAGGAAGATCTCGCCCGCCCGAAGGGCCTTGACCCCAAAGTCACTTTATCCCATGCAGCCCAGGTTGGCTACTTCACCAGGGCAGAAGACGCAGCCATCCTTGCTCTCGAACAGGAAAAAGTGCAGAAACAGGAAGACGATGAATGGACGCCGGAAGATGAAGCCCGACTCAAGGCCGCCAAAGACCGGAGAAAAGCCGCAGCGGAAAATGCCCAATCCCTCCTCCTCGCCAATCTGGACATCTGGAAAAACGACCAGCAATACAACGGCGGAAAAGAAAAAAAGGAACTCACGGAACTCGAAGTTGCCAACCGCCTGTGGGACACCATCGCCAATTACAACCCAGGCAACAGGGATCAGGTTCAGCAGGACAGCTATCGGCAACAGGAAGCCGTCAACATCACGGCAGCCAGTGACAACTACATTCGGAAGCAGGCCGCAGCTCAAAGCCGCAACCTTGACCTGAAAGCGGAACTGTCCGTTACCAACCGCCTTAATGAAGAAGAACGGAAAGCCGCGGAAAAAATGATCGCAGACATCAGGCGCAGGGAAGAAGAAGCCTACCGCCGCACGCGGCCCGTGGATTCCATCGTGCCCGTCAACCGGAACAAAGAACTCCCTTCCCAATGGGGGGACGACGGACAGGAACCCATTCTTTATGTACCGGAAGGCTGGTATGCGGAAGGTATCACCGTGGGCGTCACCACCCCCAGCCGCCGATACGCAGAAGCCAAAATAGTCTCCAAACCGGACTGTTCCTCCCCCACCATGTCAAAAGCCCTCCGCCGCCAACTTGGCACCATGAACATCAACTACGACCAGATTACCGTTACCGCATCCGGCACCAAAGCCAATACTGCAGCCGGAAACACCGCCGCCCTCATCATCGGCAATGAAGCACGCCGTGACAAACAGGGCAACCTCTCCATCTACAAACTTCCAGCCGGAGACGGCGGAGGAACGCATGAAATCGCCGGAATCAACAACGGCAGCCACCCGGCGGAATACGCCAAATTGGAAACCCTCGTCAAAGCAGGCAAACACGCGGAGGCAGAACAGGAAGCCAAACGATACATCATGCAATATACCCAGCCCGTCGGCAACATCCTGCAAACCGCAGGCGTCGCCTCCCCCGGCATAGACTATTTCCTCCGGGACATGTATTTCAACGGCGGCGAATATGGGGCCGTCCGCGTCATCCATCGCGCCCTCGGAGTGGAAGATTCCAAAAAGTTTAATGCGGACACTGAGGAAGCCATTAAAAATTACCTCAAGACCCACACGGAACAGCAGCTCTTGGAGCGTCTTAAAAACGCACGGGAACGCCTTTACAAATCTATCGCCGCCAACAACCCGGACAAACGGCAATTCCTCTCCGGCTGGCTCAACCGGAATAACCGCGTCTACGGGCAGGCCGCGGATATGGCTTAATCCTCACCTCCTCTTCCCATGGACTACTTGCAGGAAAACACCTTTTTCATCCCGTCCCCCGCGCCGGCGCCGGAATATTTCGCTTCCCCGGATTATGAGCAACAGCGGAAACAGGACATGGACTACCTCTCCAACTACCTCCTCTCCGGCCAGTACCCGGAACACCGTGCCCTGGCGGAACAGGCCCACGGCCATGACCCTTATGCCCATGCTCCAGAAGAAGAACGCAAATGCTTCGTCGGGCGTAAAGCCTGCGGCGTCCTCCTCGGCAACGATCAAGTCCCGGACATGTATTTCCACCAGCAAAACCTTCCCATCCCGGAAGGTGCGGACACGCGGGAAAAAATGTATATGGCCGTTTATGACCACCTTGACGGCATCGTCAAGCAGGCCAAGCAGAAACAGGTGGAAGAACAAAAAGCCCTGGAGCAATACGGCCAGCAGTTATTGGGGCGCATCGACCGCGCCTGCAAGGGCAGTGGGGAACAATGGACGCCCAAAGATATAGATATGATGAGCCGCGCCGGAATCACACCGGACATCATCAACCGCGTCCGCACCGCCTATGCCAAGCTTCCCGTCGGCAGTTTCATCCTCGATGATTCCGATGCGGCAAAGGTCATGACGGCAGCCGGACTCAACAAAGACGACCTCACGCCGGATGACAAAAAGGTGGAAGACATCCTCATGTCCCTGTGGGGCAAGGCTGTCTATGACAACTACGGGGCCAACATCGACAGACAATATGAAAACCCAGTCGCCCAATATGCCTACGATAGCATCAAGCCCATCCACAACCTCTACTACTCCACGCTTTCCGGAGCAATGGGCGTCTTGGAAACCCTCCGCAATGCAGACGCGGACGTTCCCACAATCATGACGCCGGGGGATCGCATGGCATACGACCGCATCCCCTTTGACAACAAAAAAACCTTCATGTCGCCGGAAGAAATGCGGCAGGACAAGGGGCTCCTCCGCATCATCGACTTCCGGGCAAAAATGAAAAACGTCCGCAAGGCGGCCCAGCAGGCATACACCGAAGGGCGGCAAACCTGGGGAATCAACAAATTCGCCGTCACCCTTGGCGACATGGTCGGTCAATCCGTCCCCAACGCCATACCTTACTTTGGCGTGTACAGCCTCCTAAAAGGGTCCGGCACACAACGCTATGAAGAAGGCATTGCCCTCGGACTCTCCCGTGAAGAAAACATCAAACGTGCATCCCTATTCGGGGTGGCAGACACACTGGAAGAGAAAATTGGCATGGGCGTCCTTGGCAAAGTCCCCGTGCTGGGGCGACTCCTGAACGCCGGACTCAACAAAACGGGCCTTCCGTACAACTCCTTCCGCGCCAAATACCTTGCCAGTGAAACCGCCCAGATATGGGGTAACACCGCGGCGGGCGTGCTGGAAGAAGGCATTGCGGAACCCATCGTCGGGGGCACTACCCGCGCCGTCATGAGCAGCTTTCTTGACGATGAACGGGGCAAAACCTCCCTCTCCGTCATCCCCGGCGACATCCTCCAAAACTTTGAAGGCTACCAGGGCCTCGCCCTTGCCTTCTACTCCCGTGGTTTCGTCAAACTCGCGGAACCCCAAATCCGGGAAAACGTCAAGCACTTCACGGAATCCCTGGCCGGCTTCACCGCTCTCGGCGGTTCGGAATCCGGCTACCTACGCGCTCTGGAAATCAAAGATACTGACGCTCGCAACGATTTCATCACCGAACATCTCAAAACCGAATGGGCAAACAACCCGGAACAAGCAGCCCGCCGAGCGGAACAGGGAAACGCCGCCCTCCTCGGTACACAGGAAATTGCCCAGCTCCGCGAACTCGAATCCTTCCGCGCCTTGCAGGAGCGCGGCGTCATTCCCCGCTTTGAACCAGCGCAGGAAACGGGCAAATACCGCGTCTACCTTGACACGGAAACAGCGGGAACCCGTCAGAAGGCTCTACCTTCGGAGGAAGGAATTTCCGCGGAGAACCCCGTGGCGGAACAAACGCGGCAGGGGCAGGACTACGCCCTCATGACGGAAGACCAGCTCAACACCCTTCTCTCCCTTTCCATCGGAGAACGTGAACGGGACACTATCCTGTGGGCGCAAAACCTTCTCGCGGCGGAAGACGTGATAGACTACCTCGAACAACAGGGATGGAAAACGGAAAATATCGGCCAGACGGAAACCACCGCCACCCTACGCACCCTCGCCCGGCAGGCTACCGCCACCGTCCGCCTGCTGGAAGCCTCCGGCATTACCCGGCAGGAAGCACTTGCCTCGGTCAACCCGGACATCTCGGAACACGCCAGCCTTCAAAGCATCATCACCGCCTACTCCAGTTCCAAGGGAAGGGCGGCCACCGCCCGCCGCCGTAGGGAACAAACTTCCTTTGCCTCGAATGCCTATGTCATCCGCCAGCAGGATCCGGTCAACGGAGGCTTCCAGCAAATACTGCGCTTCTCCCGCGGAGAAGTTACGGTGGAAAACCTGTGGGAAGAAACCATGGAACAGGCCGCCATTAACTGGTGTGCCCAGGAAAACCTCTCCCTGTCCACTTTCGGCAGCCAGTTGCAGGACATGCAGCGGGCCGTCAACCAGCTCTACGGAGAAAAAGGGGGCATTCAGTTCATCGGCCTTGACACCGTTCCCACCTCTGGCGACGTCGTGGAAGCCCTCTCCCTCATCGGACGTTCCCGCCTCATGCACGACGTCGTCGCGGGCACCAGCAACCTCCCCTCGTGGATCCAGAAACTTGTCCGTTTCATCTCCTCCTTCCTCGAACAGTTCCGGGCCAAGGCGGAACTCGGCCACGCCATCGCCAAACTGGAATCATCCGGCCAACTCACCCCGGAAATGCAAAACCTCATCAACGTTATGACCGGGGCTGTGGATTCTATCCACGCGCAGGACATCCGGCAGGAAGCGGACATCATCACCGCCGTTGAAAGTTCCATCGCGGAACATGAAGCCGCCTTCACCCGTGCGGGCACCTCCCAAACGAAAACGCTGGAAGACATCCGGGCGGAACTTGACGACGTCGCCGCCCAGCAGGAACAGGCGGAACCTCCAACCACGGAAACCCCGCCGGATCCCACCCAGCCGGAACCAGACGCCAATGCCTTCATCGCCCCTGACGGCACCGTCCTTGCCCCCGGACAGGACAGCCGGAGAGACGCTGACTCTGATAGCCCTTTCATCGGCGGCAACTACATCCAGATCGGGGAAGCACGCCTAGGAGCCGTCCGCACGGATTCTATTTTCCATGCGGAAGACCTCGCTCAAACCAAACGCAATGCGGACGCCAGCGGCCTCACCAAGCCTCTCACCGGAAAATTCAAAAGGGAGACCACACCCGTTTATCTCCTCCATCGCAACAATGGAGAACTTCATATTTTCTCCGGCAGACATAAACTCGCCCTTGCCAGAGAAAACGGCATCGACCGTATCGCCGCCTACGTCTATGAAGAAGACACTGTCCATACCCCGGAATGGGCGCGGTATGAAGATATCCGCCTCAACATCCTCGACGAACAGGCTACCATCACGGAAGTAGCCCTCTACGCCCGCCATCTCAAGGAAGCGAACCCGGAAGCGGATGTTGTCGCAGACATGACCCATGAGGGCCTGGTACGCATCCACCCCCAGCCGTGGCGGCGCACCCCCACCCAAATAGGCGCATTCATCGGAGCCAACGCCAGCCCTGACTTGCTCGACCGTCTCAAAAACCCGGACAATTCCCTCATGGATGAAAAGGCAGCTTACACCATATGCCAGCTCACCACGGACGCGACCGTCCAGCAATGGGCCGGGGGCCAAATCCAGCAGGGGCAGTCCATTGACGACATTGTCGCAGGCATCCAGCAGCGAGACGCCGCCGTTTCCGGCGGTCAAATCGAATACGACATGTTCGGCAACGCCATCTTCAACAACGCCGAATTCGACCACGTCACCCGCTATGTCAACGCCTGCAAGGCGGAAATCTCCCGCGTGGAAGCCCTCCTCAAAAGCAAAAACCGCATCGCCAAAGACCAACCGCTTGCCCGTCAGCTCGGACTCTCCATTGACCAGCACACGGACGTTGCCTCCATCCGCAAGCAAATCGCGTCCCTCAAAATCGCCTACAACAACATCGGTGTCCACCCGGAAATCACCGCAGCGGGCCGCCTCTGGAAAGAAGGGGAACCCGTTCACCCCCTCAAGGACATCCCGGAACTCCGCCTTGAAAACGTAGAGAAAACGGACACGGAAACCATTCGGGAACCCCGGCCCTTCGATGACGGGGAAATGCTCTTCTCCGCCAGCCTCACCCCCATCCGGGAATCCGCTGCAAACGTCCAGCCGGAAGGCGACCGTGCCCCAAGAATCAACGTATTTTGGCATGGTGTGGAGGAAAAAGACTACCGTTCTCTTCCTGTGGAAGAACAGGAACGCCTTGCCAGCCGTGGCCTCGATGAACTCTACCCCATGGCCGAGGCCGTCATGCAGGACTTTGACTCCATCGTCCGAGGCATCGGGGAGCGACTCGGCCTGCGCGTCATGATGCGGCAAACCCTCAAAGGCCGGGCACGTGCCTTGCAGAAAACCGTGGGAGACAATTACGGCGATGCCGGAAAACTACTCGATGTCTTCGGGGGCACCCTCATCATGCCGGACAGTGCGGACTTCTCCCAAGTCATTTCAGAAGTCAGGGAATCGGGCATGACGATCGCCCGCATTAAAAATGGCTACAAGGCCCACGATCCCTACGGTTACGCGGACATCAAGCTCAACGTCCAAATGCCCAACGGATTCATCGGAGAAATCATCCTCATTGAAGAACACATGATGCGGATGAAAGAAGGGCCTGGTCATAAAATTTACGAAGTGGGACGTACTCTTCAAGACGAGCTGGAACGCAATGAAACGAATCCCGCTTATAGTAAGCCCCGACGCCGGCTTGTCACTGGTTATGTAGAAGCTCTACAAAAACTTTCCCGTTCCTATTACGGTAATCAGGGGCAGGAACCAATCAAAATGGCCGAACAGGAAGCGCGGGAAGCCTATTCAAAATTGCAGGGCTGGGCATTCTCCAATGCCTCTGCCAATGAAGAAAGCGGAATTGTTCCATTGGCAGGATTGGGAGAGGAAATGTACTCTGATTCTATCAATCTGGCAGAACCATCTTTAGCTACAAGCACTTGGTACGTGTTTCCAGAGCTATCCTTAGCCCAGGAGGCATCTCCGTCTCCTCTAGTCCAAAATTTAATCAGTTCCACGTCTGATGCTCTCAATAACATATCCACGGGTAATGTAGCATCGTCCCTAAACAATGTCAAATCAGCCCTCGAACAAGCGGGGGAACGAGAAGATATGACGCTGAAAGCCGCACAGGAACAGGGCTTGTTCCGGAACGGCCATTTTGAAGCGGATAACGCTGTCATCACGGAACCGGGGGTGACGTTTTCCATTTCCGCCCTGCATGCAAGTCCTTACAGTTTCCGGAAGTTTTCTACGGATTTCATGGGCAAGGGAGAGGGAGCGCAGGCGTATGGCTGGGGGTTGTATTTTGCGGAGTCAGAGAAGGTGAACCGGAGGTATATGGATCAGTTTGGGAAGGGATCATATAAATTTTGGAAGGTAAACGGAAAGAATGTTCCTGTTAAGGAGTTGTGGAAGGTTGTTCCGGGCGTGAGAGAAAGAGATGTGCCTTCTTTTTACAATGATCTGAATTTTTTGGAGTCAGCACGGAAGCATGAAAAAGAACTTCAGGAGCTTTATACGTACAGGAAGAATCTACATGCTGACTTGGCGGAAAGACGTAAGACAGTAGAACAGGAAGAATTTGAACGGGATATTGCCAGATTTACAGAACGAACCCGGAAAAAGAAGCGCAAGGAGAGGGATGAGGAGTTGAAGCGCATTGTTGAGGGTGAGAGAAGAGAGCTTGAGGATATACAAGAGGATGTGCGTAATGCCGGACTGTCGCGTGAGTGGGCAGAGGCCGGGAATACGGTGGAGCGAGCCGCCGCGATGCCGTCTAATTACCGCGTGGAGTTGAATGTGGATGATTCCGAGTTGATGGGCTGGGATTACGTGGACGAGACGGTTCTTGCCTTGTTGAAGGATTCCCCGGTGGAAGAGGTGCGGTATGCTTTGGAACGTGCCGAA